TCTACTGCTGAGTTAAAGCGTGACATCTTGGTATTTGCTAAAAGAGACCCAAGAGAGTTCTTAAACATATTGAATGACCCTGAATTGAAATTTCAAGCTAAGGTTCGTACATTCTTTGAGAATAAGTTATTAATATTGAGAAATGGTGAGAAAGAGGTATGGTTTAATACTGCCACCAACAAAAAGAAGATGTTGTCAGTTCCGTTTGGAGAAGACCCCTATGAGATGGTCGCCCACTTCTTACAGAGCGATGAAGGTATAGACTCTCTAAAGATGTTAGAAGCAACTTTAGGTTAGTAGATACTGATTGTTGATTGATGATTAGAAAGAGGGGGCACTTATTGTGCCCTCTTTTTTTTTATGTATATTTGTAAAAAAAGAACTAATGATAAACTCAGTAAGAAATGCGGTTCTATCTGTGTTGAATAAGAACAACTACGGATATTTATCTCCTTCTGATTTCAATTTGTTTAGTGTAAACTCACAGATGGAAATATATGAGGAGTACTTCAGTAATTATAACAAAGTTATAAATGCTGAAAACACTCGTACATCAGGAGTAGATTACGCTGATATTGAACAACCTATTGCAGAAGTATTAGAATATTTTCTACGAACAGACTATCTTACAAAAATCTCTGCTAATAAATTCTCAATGCCTACGCCTGCAACAACAGGTTATTACACTTATATGTTGTTGGATGTTAAATGCAAGCCGGTTATTCTTAAGACAGGAACAAATACATCGGTAGTTTCTAACCAATTGGTTGATAGTGCAGGTGGATTTTCATCATTAGATATTTCAGCAGGTGACGTTGTTACTAACATAACAACAGGATTAGTATCTACGGTGGTATCAATAGTAAGTAATACGGTTTTGCAATTAGATTCAAATATATTTTTAGCTTCAGGAAACTCTTATGCTATTGTCTCTTCGGCTACTGTCGTTCAAGCAGAAAAAGTAATTAATAACAAACTTGCTTTATTGGTTAACTCTAATTTGACTCAACCAACTATCGAGTTTCCTGTTTATGCATTACAAGGCGAAGAGTTAACTTTCTATCCTACAACGATAAGTAACAAGGGTCAAGTGCAAGCGACCTATTTTAGGTATCCTAGGGCACCAAAATGGACCTATATTACATTGGCAAATGGGGAGCCGGTATTTGACCAATCCCAAGGAGACTATCAAGATTTTGAATTGCCTCCTGAAGATGAGTATAAATTAGTTACTAAAATACTTGAATATGCAGGTATGTCTATTCGTGAGATTGAAGTTACTCAATTTGGTATGCAACAACAACAACACGAACAGCCTACATTCAGTATGCAACAATAAAAAATTTAAGATATGGCATATATATCACAGTATCAATATTACGAGAATGGAGGTGTAGTACCTGAGGACGCCAATTGGGGGTCTTATCAATTCATTAGCCTAACTGACATAGTCAATAACTTCTTATTGATGTATGCAGGAAACCATTCTTTAGTTAATAACGAAGAACGTTATAAAATATTATTTCACGCAAAGCGTGCTATTCAGGAATTAAATTATGATGCTTTTAAAGAAATTAAAGTATTAGAGTTAACTGTTCCTGACACATTAAGATTTATTTTACCTTCTGACTATGTCAATTGGGTGCGTGTATCTTTATACAAAGATGGTTGGCTTAGACCTTTAACCGAGAATATTCAAACACTTTCATCTAAGGCTTATCTTCAAGACAATACGGGTCGTATTTTATTTGACCAATACGGGAATGCTTTATCTCCACAATACTCAACTATTGACTTGGAGAGATTAGCTAAAACAAAAAAGAGTATTTACCTTAATCAAGGTAATCAATATAATGGGCAGTTAGGATGGAACTACGATGGGATGTGGTATTTTGAAGCAAACATTGGGGCGGCATATGGACTAAATACAGAGACTGCAAATTTTAATCCTACTTTTAATATTGATAGAAAGTCAGGAGTTATTAACTTTGACTCATCGATGTCGGGGTTGTCTTGTATTCTTGAGTATGTGTCTGATGGTATGGAGCAGGGAGACAATTCTTTGATTACGGTAAATAAGTTATTTGAAGCATATATTTATGCAGCAGTTGAATATGAGATACTTAGTTCTAAACTTGGTGTCCAAGAATATATTGTTGCCCGTTCTCGTAAAAAAAGAAAGGCTTTGTTAAGTAATGCTAAAATAAGAATCAGTAACATTCATCCCGGTAGACTCTTAATGAATATGAGAGGTATGGACAAGCAAATAAAATAAAATGGCAAATTTTACAAGAAACTTCATAGCAGGTAGAATGAATAAGGTAGTAGACGAACGTTTGCTTCCTGAGGGTGAGTATGTTGACGCTATGAATATTAGGATGGGTTCAACCGAGAACGCTGAGATGGGAGTAATAGAGAATACAAAAGGTAATCTTTCTCTTACTACATTAAAATATAATGGAACATCTCTTAGTTCATCAGCAAGATGTATCGGTGCAATTGAGGATAGTGCAAATGAAACCATATATTGGTTTGTTCACGACTCAGCTTTCCCGGTAGGTGCTACAGGTAAACTTGACCTAATTGTTTCTTTTAACGTTTTTACCAACATATTAACCTATCACGTAATAAGCATTAACGATGGTGCAAACGTTAATACTGTGTTAAACTTTAACCCAAGTTATTTGATTACGGGTGTAAATATATTAAACGATTTATTGTTTTTTACGGATGACTACAATGCACCTAGATTTATAAATACCAATAGAAATTACGCTAACCCCGTATCTAATATAGACCAATTTACAGCAGAATCTTTGCTTGTGATTAAGAAGCCACCGGTAGAATCTCCTGATGTAGAGCCTATTGTAACTAATGGACAGGAGAATTTTTTAACTACAAGATTTATTTGTTTTGCTTATAGATACAAATATATTGACGGAGAGTATAGTGCTACATCTCAGTGGTCTCAACCTGCTTTTGTACCTAATGCGTTTAGTTTTAGTACTGAGAGTTTTTTAAATGAGGGTATGACCAACTTCTGCAACTCAGCAAGAATTACATATAACTCAGGAAGTTCTCTTGTAGTTGGTGTTGATTTGCTATTTAAAAGAGCAGATGGTACTGTTATAAAAGTTATTGAAAAACTTGACAAGGCTAACTTAGGTCTTGCAAATAATACAGAATACCAATATATATTTACCAATAGTAAAATATTTACAATACTATCTGAGTCTGAATTATTAAGATTGTATGATAACGTACCTAGATACGCTAAGGCTCAGACTATTATGGGAAATAGATTGATGTATGGTAATTACATTGAAGGATACGATTTGGTAGACCAATATGGTGTTCCCGTTAAGTTTGAATATACTACTGATTTGGTTTCATTACCTATTGGTAATTCTAATATAAATGATGCTACTTCAACAGGAAATTATAATATTGACGGAAGCGTAAGTGTTCCAAGTTCAATAGTTTCATTTGATTTAACAGGTCAAAATTTAGTTGCAGGTTCTGCTGTTAGTTTGGCAGTAACAATTGAGCACGCTCAATTTTCAGGTCAAACTCCATTCCCTACACAAGAAACTACTGACGTAAGTTTAAACTTTTCATTTTTTTTAACTAAAACGTACACATCTGTATATGCATTAGCGACAAGTGTAGAGTTTCAAACTGCAGTTGGTACATCAGCAAACATTCAATCATTTGCAACCGCTTGTACAGGAACAACATTTACTGATTCAGTTAACTGCTTGTTGCCAAATACTTTAGATTCAAATACAGCTATAGGAAGTGGTATAAGTGCAGTTGCACAACCTATTGGTATTGTAACAAGCCCAAGCAGTAATTGGATTGGATTCCAATTTATTGCACAAAAATTTGTTAATAATGTACCTAGCCCTACTCAAACTTTTTATGAGTACTATCAAGTTGTTCTAGCAGAGGCTACTTTTCAAGAAGTAGCTAATCCTCAGAGTTTACATAGCAATCGTGATTATGAGATTGGTATAGTTTATATGGATGAGTTTAATAGAGCATCAACTGCTCTTGTTAGTCCTAATAATACAGAGCACGTTCCTTGTGGATTGTCTGCATTTAAAAATTCAATCAAAGTAACAATACCTGCTACTCAAAAACCTCCGGGATGGGCTACTAGGTATAAGTTTGTAATAAAACCTGACCAAGAGAATTATGAGACAATTTATTGTAGCATATTCTTCCAAGACCCTTTAACCAACAATGCATACTTTTTATTAGAAGGAGAGAATGCAAGAAAGGTAGAAGCAGGAGATAGATTAATTGTGAAAGCTGATTCAAGTGGAGCAACATCATCTTGCGTATATGCAACTGTTCTTGAGAAGTCCTCTCAAGCGTCAGACTTTATTGAAATACCAACTGAATTAGACCCTTCAGTATTTATACCAATTCCTGCGGGAGTTTATATGAAAATAAACCCAAATAGCTTTAATACAGTTCAAGATGAGAATGCTATTATTGCTCCGGGTAAAAAAACAGCAAGAGCGGCAAGTCCGGGACCAATTGGACCGGGTACTTTCCCTATTTTAGATTATCCAATGAATACTGCTCAAACAGCAGGATTCGACCCTGCTCATCCAACTTGGGAGTTTTCTGATTACACAGTTCCTGCAGGAAGCAGAATTGTATTAGATATAAAACAATTTAGAAATGGTAGCGGATGTCAGTGTGAAGAGAGAACAAATACTTTAGAAAAAACACTTGTTTCTTCAACTACATATGATAATATGTATGATTGGTTTGTTGGAGATAATATAGAGCAATTTTTAGATGATGGTCTTAGATATGCTTCTTGTGGAGATGCTATACCTGAAAATACATTTGTTGCGGGCACGGGAAATCCCGTAGTTCCTACTGATGGTGGAATTAACTATTATCAATTTTACAGGAATCCGACAACGAATGAATTGTATTTAATGATAACAGGCACTAGAAGTTGTCCGGGAATTAACTTCCCCGGTTCACGTGCTTCTAATGTTGAGGTTAATATTACCGTATTCCGTTCTGAAAAGAATTTAATATTTGAAACAGAACCAACTGACGCTCTTCCTGATGTATTTTTTGAAAATGAAATGTCTTTTGCTATTACGGGTGGTAACCATATGGGTAACCTCCAAAACCAAAATATAGGAGCAGGGACATCTGCTATAATTGACACTAAGTTCTTTAACTGCTTTTCATTTGGAAACGGAGCGGAGAGTTATAAGATTCGTGACTCAATTATTGGCAACTCATTTAACTTTGGTAATAGGGTTACAAGCGTATCTGCTCAGAACTATAAAGAGTCTGATAGATTTGCCGACATCACATATAGTGGTGTTTATAACGCTGAGTCAAATGTTAATAAGTTAAACGGATTTAATTTAGGTCTATTAAACTATAAAAACTTAGAAACTTCTTTTGGGGAGATATTTATATTAGACGGAAGACAAACTGACGTACTTGTATTACAAGAAGATAAGGT